GGCCTCAGCAGACGCCTGTGCAGCGCGCACAGACTCCTCGCGAACCTTGGCCAGCGAGGCGTGCGCGTCAGCAGCCTCAGCCTGGGCCGCGGCGCGTGTGGCCTCGGCCTCGTCCTTGGCAGCGCGTGCAGCAGCAGCCTCAGCGGCGGCCGCATCCTGCGCGGACTTGATCTGATCGAGCACGGCTTTCAGCTTGCTCGGATCCTTGGCCATCTCGAGGAAGGCCAGGAGGTTTGCCGCAGTGTCAACCGCCACGGCCGAAGGGGTGATGTTGATGTTCATGAGAGCTCCGTTAGGTAGTGGAAATGACCGCGATCTTCAGGCCGGGGCGAACGCCCAGGTACTCGGTGCCCCCGGCGCCGATTCTCATCGACGTGGAGGCAGCCGTGGGGTTTGCGCCGATGGCGACGCGGCATGCCACATCGGCGTGGAGACGAACGAAACGGGTCGTGTCGGCGAACGCGCCCGACTGGGCTGACGCGCCACCGATCACAACCTGCTGGTTCACCAGCGCAGGCTCCTGGCCAGCGGGCACCAGATGCCCACGGCCGGCAGCCGTCAGCTCCTGGTACTCGGTGATGTCCAGTATTGCCATTGTGATGCCTCAGATGCCAGCGCCGGTGTTGACACGCAGCGCAGCCTCCGCGTTGAAGATCTGACGCTCGTTGTCGATCTTCAGTGCCTCGAGGCGCTCCTTCGCGGCGATCTGCTCGCGAGTGAGCTGGGCGTCCTGGCCGAGCTTGGTCAGCGCCAGGTCGCGCTCGATGCCGGCCTCGGTCATCGCGATCTCGTACTCGGCCTGCTCGCGCTGGCGGTTGTACTCAGTCTGCTGAGCCTGCTGGGCGCGGACCTCCTTGTTGTCCGCCAGCTTGGCCATGTCGACCTCGGCCTTGATCTTGGCAGCCTCGATGCGAGGATCGGCCGGCGCGCCCTGCTGGGCCTGCGCCTGCATCTCCTGCTGCACCTGATCCTCGGGCTTGAGCAGCTCCTCAGGGTTGACCTTGAACGCCTTGAGGATGGCCTTGAGCTCCTCGCGCTCTTTGAGGTGCGGGATGTAGCGCGGGTTGTTCGTGATGTTGGCCAGGTTCAGCAAGGCCTGGTTCTGGATGTCGCGCTCAATCAGCGCGGTGGACCCGCGGGCGTCGATCTCGTAGTCGCCCTTGATGGCCGGGTCTGGATCGTTGGCCATCTTCCAGTCGTAGTACCTGCCGATGTGCGGCCTGGTGATCGTGTCGTCGTACAGCTTCACGCGCTGACGCAGCACGGCGTTGGCGTTGTTGTACAGCATGACCATGCCGCCGACGGTCTCGGGCGCACTGCCCTGCTCGCCGCCCATGATCTGCGGCATGCTGGACTCGGTGTCGGCGAACTGCATGGCAGCCTGCGCAATGGCCAGCAGCTCCTGCAGGTGCGAGTTGAACTCGAACACCGTCATGGCCGCACGCACGTCGTCGAGCTCGTCCTTGGCCAGCCAGACCTTGTTGGGCGTGATCTCGTAGCTGCCGTTCTGCGGGATCACCATGCCCTTCTTGATGACGATCTGGCCGCCCAGCGAGGTGCGCCCGTTGTCCATCACCTGGCGCCAGGCGCTGTTGACCACTCTCTGCTGGTGCTCGAGCTCGTCGGGCAGGCCGTAGCCGAACGGGCTGTCGTCGGCCTTGCGCCAGCAGTAGACGTCTACCGGCAGCGTGCGGTCCACGACCCACGACTCCATCGCACCCACGACCTTGTCGTTGACGATCACGAGCACGCCGAAGTCCACGTCGGTCAGCGGGTCGCCCGTGCGGCTGGAGAGCATCTCCATCTCTTCGGGCTCGATCTCGCCGTGGTACGTCCACATCTCGTAGGCGTCCTCGTTGATCATGTCGCGGATGATCCGGCCCTCGGCCACGCGCAGCTTCTGCGGCGGCGAGCGCAGCACCTCGCGGATGGCGTCCTCGTCGTAGCCTGGCAGGCCCACGAGCTGGCGCAGTTGCTTGCGCGTGACCATGCGGCGCATGAAGAATCCGCGGCCGGCCTGGTGGTCGTTGCCGCAGCTCGGGTCGAAGAAGCAGTCCCACGGGTCCATGCGCATGCTGGCCGGGACGATCGACTCGTTGATCTGCAGCGTCTGCGTGCCGCCGGCTTGAGGCAGCCAGACCTTGCTGGTCTGACGTGCAGGGAACGGGCCGTACAGCACCATCGTGCCCAGGCGCACGGCATCCTCGATGCCCTTGCGGCTCTCGCCGTTGTACTTGCACTCGGTCAGGCTGTCGTCGATCGAACGCTCCATGGCCTCGGCTGCCTGCTTGGCAGCCTCCATGATCGCGTTGGCCTCGTCGTTGGCGGTGAAGCCAGTGGGCTGGCCGGTGGCCGGGTCGACGGTCTGGGCGTTACTGCCCATCATGTCGGCCAGCTCAGGCATCGGCGTGGGACGGATGCCCCAGTTGCGGTCGTCCACGGGGAACAGGATCTCGCACATGCGCGCCACGGCCTGATCGACCTTCGGGCGCACGATGTTGATCACGACCCTCGAGCGCGTGCCGTCCTGCGCCTTGCGCGCAGGCGGGCCGTTGCGCAGGGTGTTCTCGAACTCGCCGGTGCTGTTGGTGTGCTCACCGAAGTAGAGCTGGGCGTTCTTGCGCCAGCGCTTCTCGACGTCGGTGTTGGTGGCGCGTGACTGCACCCACTGGTCGCGCATCTTGGCGAAGACGGCGTACAGGCGCTCGATCTCGCCCTTCTGGCGGTTGTCGAACTCTTCCTTGGTCAGCACGTCGTCGCCGACCATGTAGGCGACTTCGGGCGGTAGATCTTTGGGGTCCATGGTGATCCTTTAGTAGCCGGTCACTTCGTCGAGGACCTGCCACGCAGCCTCAGCGCCTCGGGGCACTTCCCACTCTTCCTCTTCGTCCGGCCACGGCAGAGTCAGCGAAGGCTCGTCGATGCGCGCCAGGCAGTCCATGCCGTCGTCGAATCGACCCACCGGGAAGGTGGCGTACTCGACCTCCAGCAGCTCCTGGATCAGGTCGTGCGGGTTGCCCTGCACGTCGGTGTAGTTGAGCTGCTGAGGCAGCCACATGCGGCCACCCTCGAACCACGGGATGAGCCTGCGGATGCGGGCGTTCTTCTCCACCGCGCCAGCCACCTCGGTGATCTTGAAACGGTACTGCCGGCGCTCCATCTCCGCCTGGATGTGCGGGATGTCCGCCTGCATGCCGTAGCGCTCGTAGCGCGTCTGCATCGGCTTGTGCTTCTTGTGCAGAGCGAACAGCGCATCAGCGCGCTGCGTCAGCGTCATGCGGTCGATCACGCCGTCTACGAGGAAAGCATTGCCGTCGTGCGCCAGTCCCACGACCCACATCACAGTGCGGTCGCTGCGCTTGCGCTTGGTGCCTTCCTTGGCCGTCTGCGGGTCACCCGCCGGGTCGACCAGGATGACCTTGTTCATCTTCTTGGGCGCGTTGTTGAAGCGCACGATCCACGAGCGCTTGAACTCCGCACCCTCGGCCGGGCGTGGCTCCTGCTGGTACAGCGAGATCCACGAGCGCGGGTCGGACTGCGCCTGGCGCACCATCTCGTCGGTGAACCACTCCTTCCACAGGCGGTCACCCGGCTTGCGCCCCAGCAGGTCGTTGTCGCCAGCAATCATCGGCAGCTTGATGACGTGCCAGCGCTGCGGCTCACGCTCGAGCAGGCGCCCGGCCAGGTCGTCTTCGTGCCACCGCGTCATGATGACCACGATGCGGCCGTGCGGCTTCAGACGGGTCAGCAGGTCGTTGGTCCACCAGTCCCAGGTCTTCTCGCGCACGCGCTCGGAGTCTGCGTCCTCGCGGCTGCGCACCGGGTCGTCGACCACGATCAGGTCGCCGCGTCGGCCGGTGATGGATCCGCCCACGCCCACCGCGGTGTACTCGCCGCCGTGGTTAGTGCCCCAGCGGCCAGCGGCCGTGCTGTCGGCGGCCAGCGCCACCTGCGGGAACAGGGCGCGGAACTGCTCGTCGTCCACGCCGTTGCGCACCCGGCGGCCGAATCGCTCGGCCAGCTCTGCAGTGTGCGAGGCGCCGATCAGGCTGAGCTGCGGGTTGCGGCCGACGAAGTACTCGGGGAAGTAGACCGAGCCGTAGGTGGACTTGGCCGAGCCTGGCGGCATCATCACGAGCAGCCGGTCGATCTCGCCCTTCTCCACCTTGTCCAAGGCCTCGGTCAGCAGGACGTGGTGCTGGGCCAGGCGCATGTCGTCTGGCAGGCGGTAGGCGCAGTAGTGCGAGAACGACTCGCGCGCCTTCTTGCGCGCCAGCAGCTCAACCGCAGCCTGCGATGGATCAAGCACCTGCCGCCCCCTTCACCACGCCCCTGGAGGCGATCTCCATGAGCTGCTCGTCGGTCAGGGCCACCATCTTGACAGGCCCGCCGTCCTTGCCGGTGAGCTCCACCTTGGACTTGTCGCCGTAGTCGCGTCCATTGATCTTGGCCGCCACCTTCAGGTTGGCGTCGATCGCCACCCGCAGGCCGGCCGCATCGCCCAGCATCCCCGCCTCGCGGGCGTAGTCCACTGCCGCCTCGACCAGAGTGTGCGAGCGGTGGATGTGGATGTCGGCGTAGGCTTCCCGGGTGTCGGGGTTGTTCAGCAGGATGTCGCGCAAGCGGTTGCTGCTGATCTTGAACGGCATCGACTCGGCGATCAGGCGCATGGATTCACCCGCCATGTAGCGCTCGAAGATGTCGTCAGCCATGGCCAGCACCTGGCGCTTGACGGCTTCGCGTTCCTCGGCGATTCGTGCGTATTCAGCTTTGTCCACGGCATTCAGGTTGAACCCGGGCAAGCATCCAGCAGTGGGAGACGAGGTCACTGCGATCAGCCGGCCCGGGCTCAGAAAACAAAAAGCCGGCTCAAGGCCGGCTGGATTTGGAGACACTTACCCGGGGCGGAATATACCTCGACCCCTACATCAAGGTCAATCGGTCGTCAAGTCGATGCGCTCCAGGCCGTTCCTTGTGGCGTTGGCCAGGTACTTCAGCGCCACGATCATGGTGCGCCTGCGGCTGGGAAAGCCCCAGGCCTGCATCAGGTAGACCAAGTCTGCGTAGCCGTCGTTG